GGGGTCGTCCCCTTCCGCCCACTTCTTGAGGATCTTTTGAGTAAGGACAAGATGCTGGCTTTCGTCTCGTGCGATGAGAGAGATAATTTTAGCGGATCCTTCCATAAGCTTGAGTTCACCAAACGCAAACGAGCAAGCAAATGAGACATAGAATCGGATACCTTCGAGAATGTTGACATTGGCGACTGCGAGGTAGAGTTTACGTTTTACTTCACGAAGGGCAGCATGTGCTGCAGGGACGCCATCGAGGTTGTGCTGCCACATGTTACCAGCAGCCCACTCATTAGCTTCATGAAGGAAGTCATTGTATGCTTTACATACAGACCTTGCCCTTGCCAATATTTTATCGTCATCTAGCACGGTGTCAAACACTTCGCTAGGATCTGCATACACATTCTTAATGATGTGGGTATAAGATCGGGAGTGGATCTGCTCCATGAATTCCCATACACCCATACACCCTTCCAATTCAGGAAGGGAGCAGTAGGGAGAGAATGCCATACCAGGACCACGACCCTGCACAGAGTCCAGGAGAATTTGATACTTAAGATTAGCAGTGTAGATGTGTTTCTGTTGTGAGTTTAGAGTCTTGTAGTCTGCCCTATCTTTTTGCAGAGAGACTTCCTCAGGTCTCCAGAAGTATCCAAGTTGTGTTTGTGTGAGTTTGTCAAAGTCAGGATACTTATACTCATCATAACGCTGCATCCCGAGGGGTGCTCCAAAAAACATAGGTTGTTTCTTAGTGTCAACCTTCTTCTCGTTAAATACCGTGATCCCCATCCTTGCTCCTTTCTGACTGGTAGGTTCCAAAATTGCTGACATAATATAAAAAACTATTGATTCTAGGTTTGATTCCAAAGGAGTCACAGACTGCAAGGAAGGACTCGAAGTCCTCCTGCAGATCTGGTCCCAATTCTATCTCAACTTTCCTAGACATTACAAGCGTCACATGCTTCTTCTTCTGAGCTTAGGATGTCCTCAATGAGAGCATCCAACGCAACAGCCCTTTTAATGTTGTCCTCAACATCGGGGTCTTTCTTATTATCGTATGTATTCTGATAGTAGGAAGTCTTCCAACCATATTTGTATGTATTGAGGAAGTCAGTTGCGATGATTTGCATCGGGACTTCATTGTTAGGATAATTCTCTGGGTTGTAAGACCAGTTGCCACTGATTGCTTGGTCAAAAAACTTTTGCATCACGGCGACGATCTTAATATAACCCTCATTAGAAGCCATATCCCAGAGAAGGGTATAGTTATTCTTGAGAGTATTAAACTGAGGGACAATCTGTTTGAGCGGTCCCTTCTTTGACTTCTTAATGGACAAGTAATCTCTGGGTGGTTCGATTCCATTGGTTGCATTTGACACAACGGAACTGCTCTCTGAAGGCATCTGTGCGGACAGTGTGCTGTTTCGTAGACCTGACTTTTGAATAGCGAAGCGTAGAGTATCCCAATCATAGTTGTATGTCGGTGCAACTAATTCATCAACATCCTTCTTGTATGTATCGATGGGCAGGATGCCATCGGCATACTTGGTGCGGTGGAATGCCTCACAAGGACCCTTCTCGATAGCAAGGTTGTTAGAAGCAAGCAACAGATAGTATTGGAATGCCTCTGTCAGTCTATGGATCTCACTAAGAGCAGCAGGATCATCATACTTAAATCCAAGTTTGGCTAGGTAATGTGCCAGACCGATGTATCCAATGCCCAAGGAGCGCCTTGCATAGGTGCTACGACGTGCTGCAGCGACGGGGTAGTCCTGATAGTCAATCAACTCATCCAGACCCCTCACAGCGAGGTCACAGAGGTTTTCCAGATCATCCACCCTCTTCAACTTACCGATGTTGATAGCAGACAGAATGCACAGGGCAATCTCACCATCAGCGTCATCGATATGGTTGATGGGATCTGTGGGGAGAGTAATCTCCTGACACAGGTTGGACATGTTTACCTTGTCCTTGAAGGAAGAGTGAGAGTTGCAGTGGTCGATATTCATAAGATAGAGACGACCAGTCTCTGCCCTCTCCTTAAGGATGTCCAGGATCAATTCCTGGGCACCGATTGTCTTACGGGGAATAGATTGGTCTTCCTCGTATTGGGTATAGAGAGTGTCGAAAGCATCAGTGCCAAAAGCATCATATAGACCAGGCACGTCATGAGGACTGAAAAGGGTGACGTTTTCATTCTTGATAAACCGCTCGTAAAACAGTTTACTAATTTGAATTGAGTAGTCAAGCTTACGGACACGATTATCCTCAGTCCCTTTATTATTCTTAAGGACAATAATGTCCTCTATTTCTTGGTGCCAGATGGGGAAGTGGACAGTTGCGCTTCCGCCTCGTATGCCATTTTGAGTGCAGCAGCGGACAGTCGCTTCAAACTTTTTAAGGAAAGGGACAACACCTGTGTGCGCCACTTCTCCACCTCGGATCTTACTGTTGATGCCACGGATTCTGCCTGCGTTGATACCGATTCCCGCCCTTTGTGCAACGTATTGGCCAATTGCCATATCAGAGCTAAAGATAGAATTGAGGGTGTCATCAACATCAACAAGAACACAGCTAGCAAACTGTCGAAGTGGAGTTCGCACTCCTCCCATGATAGGTGTGGGAATGTTGAGGAGGTGCTTGCTGATTGCGTCGTAGTATCGTTTGACATAATCGAGACGGGTCTCCTTAGGATACTGTTGGAATAGAGTGGCAGCAATCATGATATACATTTGCTGTGGAGTCTCATAAAGACGACCACTGCTTCTATCCTGCACGAGGTATTTATCAGTGACCTGACGTAAACCTGCATAAGTGAAGAGATAGTCACGATCATGATCGATGAAAGCATCAATCTGTGTCCATTCTTCTTCAGTATATGCATTAAGGAGTTGTGCGTCATAGACACCCCACTCAACGCATCGAATCAAATGTGTGTAAAGACTAGGAGCATTGTCTGGATGGTCCCCATAGACCTGCTTCCTCAATCCAAACAGAAGCAGACGTGCTGCAACGTATTGATAGTTAGGTGACTCCAGAGTGATCAGATCATTAGCAGATCTGATAAGAATTTCTTGGATGTCTTCTGTCTTAATGCCATCAAAGAATTGGAGATTAGCATTCATCTCCACTTGAGACTCAGATACACCACTCAGCCCACGGCAAGCGTGCTCAACCATAGTATGAATCTTGTCTAGGTCTAGACCCTCAACAAGACCATCTCTCTTGACAACGCTAATCTCACTCATACCTTTTTCCAAAATGTTAGTTTAACTTTTGCTTCCATACCTTGATAGGTATTTTTATTGATCAGGGATCTAACGTCCCTACCTGCCAAGACCATATCATTTAGGTCTTTCTCTTTCACTTCCTTCGGGAAGATGACTACCTTATGTCCTTGCTCGGCGGCTTTAGTAATCTTTGCAACGATCTCTCGGTTTCTCGGTTCATTGTCGAAGACGTATACGAATCGATAATCATAACCGCTGAGGTCAACATCGCTACCACACATAGCAATAGCGTTGGCAAGGAAAGTGGAGTCGAGAGGTCCTTCTGTGACATAAACTTCTTGTGTAGGATCTACTTTGTCCATACCATAGATCTTTGGTTGACTTTTGTCAAATAAGATCGTGACATACCGAAGGTTAGACTTCGGTGCGAGTGACCTCCCTTGGACACCAAACCACTTACCATCAGCATCTATTAGAGGGATGATGATTCGTGGACGGTCATTCTGAAGATTCTCAAAGTAGTTTGGTATCTGACTATTTACCCAACGCTTGAAGCGATCGGTGTAAAAAAGAGAAGCAAACTTATCCTCAGGGATCTGTCTCTTCTCTAGAAATTCTCGGGCAGGGTGTCCACTATTTAGCTCACTGATTGGTGTTAGACCTGATACCTTTTTAGCAAAGTGTGGTCGTGCTTTTATCTCTAGTGGTTTCTCCTTAGGTCTGAGTGGTTTTCGATACCTCTCCAAAAGATATTCTGAGTAGAGATCGGGACTCTGATCCTTCAGAAACTTAGCAACACCCTTAGAGATTCCACAGTTGTGGCACTTGAAGAAGTAGTCACCATCTCTGGGGAAAAAATATCCTCGCGCCTTTGACTTCTGCTTCTGACTATCCCCACAATAAGGGCACCTGAAATTATAGGTGCCCCCTTGGTTCTTGAATCTATCAAGTCGGACGCCTGCCTTCTCGATAAATCTTGCATCGACAAAACTCATACAGGTCGAATGATCTCTACTCCTGGTAGTGTAGCAGACGATCCAGTAGGAGTCAATCGTAATCCCAGATGAGGTAGCATCTGTAATACAAAGATGACTGCACCAGCACTCATGGTGACCATCCAGAGCATCTTTTGATTATCGTCTACCTTCTTCTCTAGAGACTCTAACTTCTCTGTAAAGTTATTAAACATCCTCTCATCATATTTCTGATGGTCAGTGACCATCTTGATGATTGCTTGGTTTGCTTTGTCGCCCTCGTCAAGTCGATTCTCGTGACGCTCTAGGACGATAGCAATCTTATTACTATTCTCGGAGATAGTAGTTACCGCTCGCTCTAGTTTGTCGAGCATCTCCTTTGATAGGTCTTCATAAATATCGAGTTTTGATTCAAGGACCGCAAGTTTCTGCAACCCGAATGCCATGGTTAGTCTGCTCCAAGTGCTTTCTGTCGTTTATCCCAATAAAATTTTATGACTTGGTTAGGATAAAGACGAGTCACTTTGAGTTTCTTGTGGCTCTCGGGGCGATACATTTTCCTCAATTCAATCATAACTTCGGAAGGAGATCTTCCATACAGGACAAACAATTCTTGTCCATCATAACTAACCAGGAAAGGCAGAGCGCCTGCTTCTTTATTGTCATACGACTCACCGATTCCCACGTTAGTAATGACATGACCCTTGGGCTTATACTTCCTCTTCTTGACTTTCTTGCCGAGAAGGGGATCGAAGCCTGCGACTGGACCTGTGGCAGCAGCACTACCGCTGAATCCACCAGTCCCTACGCTCATTGTGGGTGCATCTTCATTCATAACTTGGAAAGGATGTCATAAACTTCCATATCTATATCAACCGTCCTGAGAGTGCCTTGATTCAATTCTGGATACCTATCAAGATATATCAAGAAAGTTTTCAGAAGAGACCAGTATTCCCTCTCAAGCTTATACATGAGCAACGGAATGGTTGCATCACCAAAAACATTAAACAATACAATAATGTGATTGATAATTAGGTTAGTCCTGAGAGTCCCCGACTTTAAGTATCGTTTGAGTAACCTCTTCAAATACTTAAACTTCTTCATGTCCTCCATAAAATCATCTACAGTAACCGACTGAGGGTTACTGTAGTGTTTTATCGCAAAGAGCAAATGATTCTTTTCCGAAAGACTCTCAAATTGCATACATCATGAGTGAGTTGATACTATATGTATCAAGCAAACGTAAGGGACGCTGCGTCAGAGATGACTTCCTCAGCACCTGCAGTAGATGTGAGTTTCACGCGATACTCATAACCGTCAAGGTCTGCCTTAGCAGCACCAGTGATGGTAAGAGTAGCAGTGGTGAAGTCGGTGTAGACACTACCATCGGTGGATGCACCGATGTTAACCCAGCGGGTAGAGGTAGCAGTCTTACGCTGCCACTGGTAGACCACAGTGCCTGCATCAGCAGAAGCAGTAACACCGAAGGTGCCAGTGAAGGGATCTGCAGCACCAGTCACGTTGACAGGTTGTGCTGCGATGGTGATTGCCGATGCCACGTCTGCTGCGATGGTGTCGTCAGCCTGTGTCTCGGTGCCATCGGGGTTAGCGATGAATGCCAGCATCTCTGCCTTGTGGCGGGTCTTACCAGATGCATCGGTATAGGTGCGGTATGACCACCAACCAGGACCGTTGATGCCACGCTCTTTGTTTTCCGAGAGAGCAGCCTCGGTATCGTCAACGAAAACGATGGTTTCGCCAGCAACAACTGCAGTGCGAAGTGCCTCAATCTTCGTTTTATTTGCGTTTGAGTCAGTTCTCCCGTATAGAGACATTGCTATTTACTCCAAGTTAGTCGGTGTTCCTAATCTTATTTATACAAAGGGGGCATTCAGCCCCCCTATATCATCAACCTTCTTCTCTGGCGATCAATGCCTCTTTGACTTTCTCAAAGAGCTGGTCGTCTGCGGTTGTCTTAGTCAGTTTAACTGCCTTGCCTACAATCAGCAGGCAAAGTTCGATGAGTTTCTCACCGAGTTCTGCATCATCGGGGATCTTAGCAACAGCGGCATCGACCACCTTATATGCAAGGGGAAGAAGAAAAGAGACCATAATCTGAATCCAATTGGGCTCAGCTATTTATGTCAGAGAGAATTGTAATCCTCGGCACTCAGACCAGCCATGTGACGATCGTGGTCTTGAGTTGCTTGGATCATTCTATTTCTGAGACGCTCAGTGATCACCTTCTGTGCTTCACTGGTGTCGATCTGGGAAGCTTCTTCTTTCTTAAACTTACCAGACACTTCACCTTTCTCATAACCTACGCCGTCGCCGTCGTCATCCCACCAACGCTTAGCTTTCTTTTCCTTTGCTTTCTTCTTGGCAGCTTCCTTGAGACTTTCAAGATCAGAAGCAAACTTAGCTCTAATAGATTCTTTCATAAGATCTTCCTTTTTTGGGTTGATAGTGACTCCTTTCTTTTTGACGGTTTTAAGCGTCGTCTTTTCAGATGGGTGTTGCATCACTTATCCCCCATGATTTCCTTGCGCCAATCATATTTAGACTCTTCGCCCAAACGCTTGGCAACATAACCAGATGCTTTGGCGACGGCACGAGATCCAACGCCAACGACTTTCTTGATTCCTTTCTTAATTTTACTGGCGATACCAGGACCCTTCTTAGAGGAGTCTCCTGATCTCTGAGCAGGAGCAGAGGGTTTCCTAGCAGGGGTGCTACTCGATGTATCGGAGTCGGAATCGGAATCGGAGTCGCTACCACCAGTGCTAGATCCACTGCTGCTTGTGCTGCTTTGTTTTGATTTTTGTGTTGACTTGTAACCATCGCTAGCGGCGCTTGCTGCGTCCTTAGCGAGGTTTTTAGCATGACCTGCTGCCTTGCCTGCCAGTTTAGCACCACCCACGATGCCCTTACGGACGGCACTAGCAGCGGTCTTCAGTGCTGCCTTAAACTTTTCGCGGCGACCACCAGCGGGGGAATCGCTGGAGGAAGACCTCTCGGCTGCTTTCTTCATGGCAGCACCAGTAGCAAGTCTATCCTTGGCTTGGTCACGACGACGTTGGATCTCGCCACGATCCATAACTTCAGTCAGAAGATCCAGTTGATCGATGCACTCAAGTGCCTCGGTCAGCATCTCTTCAGTTTCAATTTCCAACAGTGCTTCGACACAGATGTCATGAAGCTCATCAAATGTGAGGGTATCAAACTCCTCATCCATGATGACGCTCTCAATGAATGCGTCAAACTCTTCTCTATTCAGAGACTTCTTCTCGTTAGGTGTCAGAGCACCACGCTGAGCACCTCTTGCTGCTTGCTTTGCCTTCACCTTAGGGTCATCAGACTTGTGAGCATAACCATGAAGACCAGAGGAGGAAGAAGTGGTCTTACGGAAGTCAGTTCTTTGCTTCCTAGCAAGATCAGATCTCTGCTTAGCAGCTTTGTCATTACCGAAGGTGGGTTTATCTGCAAGTGCAGTTGCTCTATCGGCAGACTTACCGCCACCAGTTGACTTGGCAATCTTATTGCGGATTGCAGTCTCATCATGACCACGCTTTGCCATCGCTGTGGCTTCCTTGACACAGTTGTTGACTTCCTTGCCACCCTTCATTTTGGTGCCACGCTTCACATAACCCTTCCAGCATTTTGTGAAACCATTGTCATCAACTCCATCCATCTTCTCCTCCACCATCATCTGATGAAGATCTTCGATGTCAACTCCAACCACCATGTCTTCACGCTGAAGATTGAGACCAATGTCTTCAGGTGCCTTGGCAGTTTTCTTACCGTCTTTACTAACGATCTGATAACGACCGTCACTCTTACGACCAGTAATCAAATAGGACTCACCACCAGCACGGATAACTCTACCGACATTTCTGTCGTTGCTATGCTGCGACTTTTTCTTCGCAACATGGTCACGCTCTACAGGGAATCCAGCATACCCCTCAACCACTGGCTCATGGTTGTCAAATACTTCGATGACCTTAGCAGCACCTTCTCTCAAATGTGCTGTGGGCAGGTCGCCCTCAAGTCCATGCTCGATAGCATCCAGGATTCTGCTTTGCTCATAGAAGTTGTACTTCATAAGAGAAGCAGCAACTTTAATCTCTAACGTCATCTTTCTTCTGGTTGGAGTTTAACTATTTATTATTTGATAGTTTTTTGATTCTTACGAAACTCAGAAAACTTCTTGGTTGCTTGTCCAGGAGTCATATTCTGGACTGCAATTCTATATTTATCAGTGCCAACTTTCCACTCATTTCCACTGCCATCATCAGCAGAGAAATTAGACTGGTCTCGGTCGAGCTCTGCCCAAGCAGAGACTACACCACCACCCTGAGTAATTTCAGTAACGTGTTGCAACCATGCACGATGCTCGCCCATATACTGATCCTTAAAGATGATGTAGTTGGGTCCACGATGGACAACCTCTCCACGAATACCACTGTCGTCATGCTCTACTATAGCACCAACTTTGAAGATATGATTAAGCATGTAGTGATCACGGAAGGTAGAGAAGTCCAACTTGGGAGCATATTCCCAGACAGATTCGTGGACAGACTCTCCTTTCTTCTTGGACTTTTTATCAGGCTTAGGTGGAGGAGTCATGCCTGTGAGGACATCCTGCATCAATGCCTGACTATGCTTTCTACTTACTCCTTTAGGCATTCCTGCGTGAAAGGATTCGTGATCTCCCCCGCTCGCGTGGGCTCGCATTTTACTGGCACTAAGATTTTCAATAGGATCATCAGAATCGTCAGCACGAGCACCTGCAGACTTAATGTTAATTGACTTGAAGTCATAATGCACACCATTATATTTTTGGGTGAGTTTCTCAAACTCTTTCACACGGTCATCACCCACAACCATAGTCACATGCTGGTGACCCTCGTCATGGAGGTCACGAAGAATGTCAAAGATGTTGCGATGTGCTTCACTGTTTTGAATTGCTTTCTTATGATTGGGGAAGAGTTTCCTCATGTGCCCAACCTTCTGATCAGCGGTCAGCGGATTCTTCTTATGGTCCTGGCTTCTGGAGGGATAGATGCGATAGTTACCGCTGTCACCAGCATGTGCCTTAACAGCATCGAGAAGCTTGCCATGACCAGCGTGAGGAGGATTAAACCTACCAAATGTAATAGCGACATGAGTATCCTCAGGTTGATTGGATTTGCTACCAGCCCTACCCTTAGAAGAGGTGGAAGGTTTCTTAGTAGCAGATTGCGCTGCCTCTCTAATGAATTCGATAAATCTCATTTGCCCCAGTCTTTTGCTACCGTGAAGTTTGCCCTAGAAAACTCAAGTCTATCAACAAGTTTCAGTGCTGCACCATCTTGTATAGCCACAAATCCTTCTGGACTTGTAACCTTGTAACCATTCTCGTCTTCCAAGAATGTGCCAATGCCTTCAATTTTTGACAACTTATTTATGATCTGTATCTTTGCTTGAATCAAATTCATGAATCCGCTAAGTGCAGCATACATTTTAGTCTTATTAGTATTTAGGTATTTAAGTGATTGGTCCTTCTTGTCAGTCCAATCCTTCTGGGACTTGGGAGTCTTCTTCTTCTTGATCTCTTCGTTGTATCGATACATAACAAATTCAGTGAATTCCTTTGCCATGCCAGTGCTGCTGCTAGGAATCTTCCCAGACTTAATGACCTGATTAAAATAGATCTTGAAGATAGCAGGAGTGGACACAGTGCCCTTCTCTGCAGCAATGGTATTGAGAAAGTCCTTACCAGTGGCAAGATTCCTTTCTGCAACTGAAATGGTGTTATTGATCTTGTTTAACTCCGTGCTGGATAGGTTTGCTTTCCCATTCACATTACTAAAGGTTGAAGAGAATACAGCGACCTTCGGGTTACCTTGTAACTTACTGACATCAACCCCAAACCCAGCGGACATTGATTCGATACTGCTTCCAGTGTAATAGGTATGAAACACAATACCCAGGTCAGCATCGGAAACAATCTTCCCCATCTTGGTGTCTGCCTCAACGCAGTATGTGATGGTATTTGGTTTGAATTTGTAGCACCTCTTGCCACCCATAGTAGTTAATGGAGGGGTGCCAGTGAATAGTAGATCCCCCTGTAAGACGCCCTTGATAGGTAGAGTGCTAAGCATCTTCAGGCACAACTTAAGTTTATCCCTGATGGGGTGATCTCCATAAAAGGTATCAATGTCAGCATCGCTATAGCATACCTTAGGATCATTCTTGGCGAAGACAGACTTGGTGCCCACAAAGAATAGATCCAACTCAGGGTCAGTGCCACAGATAATAGCAGGAGCACCGTCCCATTTCGTCGTCACCTTGAGGTTGCTACCACCCTTACCAGTGGTCAGCATGTCACGGAGAGACTTCAGAAATCGAATTGCATTCTCAGCACCAGAATATCCATTGTTGATGATGTCATCTTCAAGGTGCTCAAGGTGTGTATTCTTTGCCATTACGGTTGGATTCCTACTCGATCGTTTACTGGTGATGATTTGTAAGACTTTGCTCTCAGTTTGAATCTGTCTGTGCGTCTAAGTTGATTGTATGCCTTATTCTCCATCTTGAATTCTGGCATACCATTTCCACCCAGTTTGAATTTGTAGTAGGTGACCTTATTCATAAGGTAATCTACTACGATCTCCCTGTATTGAAGGATCCCATCGTCGGAAAACTTCTGGATGGCGAGTTGCATAATCAGCGAGACCTGATTGTATTTTGCGTTTCTCTTTCCTGACCCACCCAGGCTAGTATCAGTAAACTGACTCTGCTGGTTGAATTGTGGGTAGTAGGTCGCTGCCATTTGTGTCCACACAGAAGAGTATTGCTCCATGTGTGCCTCTGTCATAGTGGTGGGTGATGGGTCTGCTGGTATCGCTTGAAGTATATTATCAGGAAACCTGCTGGTGAGGTTGGACTGCTGTGCCAGTAGTCGAATTGTCTTATAGGTGGACTCTGCCACACTATCAGTTTTATTGCCCAGTGTCCTCAAAACCTTGGCTTCAATTTTCTTTTCGTATTCCACCATGAAGGGATCCCTCACATTGGCGTCCATAAAGTTAACGAGGTCTTGAGGTTTGATCACGTTGGTTGTATTGGACAGCACCTTAACCGAGAAAGGATACTCTCTATTAGCACCATCTTTCAGCTTGAAGTCAATCAGTGGCTCATTACCTGCCTGGGGAATGAAGACACTAGCATTACCCTTGTTTAGATTAGTGAATCCAAGTTGTTGCAACTGACTCGCACCACGCTCAAGCACACAAATAGGTGCCATCATCTCACTAAAATCTTTCTGAATGTCCTTAATCACTGCGTCATAAGCAGAGTCGGTGAGGTTTCTGTATGCAGTTACCAAGTCCGCCCTATCACCAGCAGAATGTGAATCGCAATACTCAACCAACTCAACTAAGAAAGTCTTGACCACCGTTGGCAACTCAACCCTAACTTCGATTGCTGTCTTAAGAGCTTCCAGATATGCAGGATATTGTATCCATCTATCCAATGGAAACCCAGGAAATTTCTGAGGTTTCATCTCGAATGATTGACCACCACTGCGAGTCTGTGGTTTCTTCAATGCTGTGATACGGACCCAACCCTCATGAGGATCTCCACAAGATGTTTCACACCAAACAACCTCCAGGAATGTCACTGGAATGGGTGCATCTACGGGTTTGATGTGGACAACTGAATTTTTAGGAATAGTTTTTATCTTCCGAGATCCTTTATTGTCAGACCACAAAGGAGTGTTGATCTTGACTTCAGTCTCCACACCAGCTCGAAAAACAGAAACGTATCTGTCCCATACTTCTTCTAGTTTTCTTCCTGCCATAAAAAAAGAGGGGTGCTACCCCTCTATTTAGATTAGAGATCACCCTGCTTACGATTCTCTGAGTAATATTCACTGAATTTCTCACCAGGATATCGAGCAGCAAGTTTCAACACGTTGATATAGATGACTTCATCGAGTCGCACACCCAGAGCAATGGCAGCATTCATGGCATACCACATCACATCACCCAACTCTCGGATAAGATGCTCTTCAGTTGCTGCTTCCCAGGGTTTGCCCTGAAACTTCAGCTTCTTAACGATCTCCATAAACTCACCTGCCTCAGCAACCAGACCAGATGCAGCAGTGTCAAGACGCTCAATGTTACATCCTGCCTTCTTCAGGTCACGATAACGTTGAATAAGTGCATCGAAGTCTTTGCTGGGACCGCTGGTGGTCTTATCAACAAATGCCTGATACTTATCGAAGTCGATCTTCAGTGGACCACCTTTGATTTCTTCACCCTCAGACGAAGACTCTGCCCTTTTATCTTTGATCTTCTGCTTGGTGCGATAAGCAGTGTTGAAACGATTGTCATTGTAGACATCATCAGCAGTCTTCGGAGCACTGTCAGCCATTTGCTGAGCGGCAGCTTCCATGTCTTCTTTGGCATCTTGGACACGACTATAACTCTCCTCTGCTGCTTTTTGTGCGTCGTCTCCACCACCGAAATCTTCTTCAGCAGAGAATCCCTTGTTGACATTTTTCATAATTATACTTTCAGTTGAGAGAATTTACTTTTGGTTTCTGTTTTGGAGAATGCAAAGCGGTTGACTTCAGTTTCCTCTTCTTGATTTGCATCAAGGATGTCCATCTGAGCAGCCTGATCACAATCATACAGTCTCATCTTCGCCCTGTCAATCCCAATCACAAATCTCTTGTTGACTGTTGGATCGTTGTAGCGATTCTTGAGTTGCTTAACCATGATCTGATTCATGGACTCTAGGTCTTCAGTTGAAATAAGCGCAAACATAAGGTCAGCAGTTGCAGGAAGACCGAAAGACTCGCTAGTATCAGTAATGTCCACGTCACTGTTGCCGTAACCGCTGCGAGTGGTTTGCGTAGCGGACATGATCGGGACTTTGAATTCCCCTGCAAGACCTCTGAGCTCTTCTGCGATTGCTTTGACATAGGTATAAGAGTTAACGATGTTACCTTTGTAGCGATTAGATGCACAGATGTTTAGATAATCGACAAAGATAATGTCTGGATGGAATCCCTTCTTCAAGGACAACTCATTCAACAAACCTTGGAAGTGACCGACGTGAGCAGATGCAGTTGGATATTCTTTGATGACTAACTGACCTTGAGTCTTCTGAGCAAGTTTCTCCATCTTGCTCGTGTATTTCTGCTTGGTCAATAATGGATCGGATAGGAGTTGGATGTTGATGTCCAGGAGGTTCGCGTCAATACGCTCAGCAATCTTCTCTTCTGCCATCTCAAGAGTGATATACAATACGTTGCGTCCCCCGAGCAAGCAGGAAGAAGCCATGTGACACATAAACAGAGATTTACCGACACCTGTACCAGCAAGAGCGATATTAAGAGTCTTATTAGGTAACCCACCCTTGGTAATCTTGTTGAAGAATTCAAGGTCGAAGGGGATCTTTTCTTCTTTTCGGTGGTAGAAATCATAACGAGCTTCAGCATCATTTAGATAATCGTGACCAACCGAATCATCAAAGCAAACAGCAAGTGCTTCCTGCATGATGGAAGGGATGGCATCCTGGTTGCGAGTAGCGTCCTGACCATCTGCAATCTTAACAGACTCCATGAGTGCAAGGTAGATTGCTCTTTCCTTGCACCACTTCTCAGTCGTATCCAACAACCATTCATCGTTGTATTCAGTTTTATCCAGACCCTGAAGAATTTCCAGGACCTGTTTCACCATTTCCTCACTCAGATCTCTCTTATTCTCAACCTCAAGGGCAATAGCATTGGGTTCAGGGAGAGTGTCATATTCATCGATAAACGATCTCACTTCACGGAAGATCACCTGATGAGAAATCTGGTCAAAGTATTCATCTTTGATGAAAGGAATAACCTTCCTACAGTAAGTATCATCGAAGATGAGTTTGCTTACTACGATTTCTTCTATTCCAGGCATAGGGGTTATTGATAGTGGAGGTAGGTGCCGATAATGTATTTGTCGTTGCTGATGGGTTTAAGACCAGCGTGGGGATACATCCATGTCGGAGGGAAAAGAAGCACGCTGCCGCGCTTCGGTTTCACTCGGTAGTCTAGCATGGGAAACTCAGTTTCACCACCCTCTTCCACATCATTTAAGTAAAAGAATAAGACAAGGAAACGTCTTGAGGAATCGTGATCACCCACATCGATGTGGGTATCAAACCGATCCTCAGTCTCATGAGAATACTTCTTGAGGCGAATCTGCTCCAGAGCATTCTTCGTTGGCCAAAACTGTGTGCAGTTGAGGTCTCTACCATAGAGGTCAGAGACTTGCTGGATGGCAGTGATTAACTGGTTGTGAATGATACCCCAGTTACCATCATGTCCACCTTCAGCAAGTGCTGTCACATTCAGTTGTGTGAATTGAGGACTGGTCTCACGCTCCCACCTTTCATGGTGAGCAGTGGAGTCCTCAAACTGCTTGATGATGTTACGACAAAGGTTGTCATCAAGCGCACCTTCGTAAACTCTAATGTAGTCTTTAAGATTCTCCATAACCAAATTCCTTTTGGGCACATTCATCTAGGGCTTGCATTACTTCAGGGGTGAAGTATTTCTCGGGATCTTTGTAAACAGCGGAAGGATAGACAGAAGACTCACCAACCTTAACACGATTTCCAACCTTCTCGAATACTCCGTATTTCTGACCCAATTCTAGTAGTCCATAATACTTATCCAGTCCACGCTGGTCGTAATAAAGACGGGTCTCAACTTCAGAATTCTCCTTGGTTAGACGTGACTTTGCTGCCTTACACTTAATGACGTTACCGACAACCTCGGTCCCATCCTTCTCCTTCTTCTTACTAAGATAGACGATAGTGGATGCAGCATACTTAAGTCCACTACCACCACCCATCTCCTTCATGGGGACATAGGCACCGATAACATCATATGTATGGTTGGTCACGACCATGGGGATGTTTGCTTTGCCAAGTTTCAACGTGAGCACACGGAATGCACCTTTGGTAACTTGGGATTTAGTCATATCTCTAACTTGTTTATCGTTAGAAACATCTTCCATCTCCTTAGATGTGGACAACATACCCAAGGAATCCAACACAAACATCAGAGGTTTACGATTCTCGTCTTTCTGCTCTAGATATTTATCGGCAATCTTACATGCCTGGTGACGAAACTCTTCGATTGTAGCAACAGGGACGATCACCATCCTCTTGGAATCGATACCACGATTCTCGATCATCTGTCTAGAAATCGCGGACTCAGATTCAAAATAAATGACTCCAGCTTCAGGATCAATGTCGAGGAAATTACGAACGATACTAAGAGCAAAAAAAGTCTTCCCCGTGCTGCTCTCTCCTGCCAAGGCAGTAACCTTATTGGAAGGCAGTCCTCCATAAATGCTACCACTAAGTAGGGCATTAAGTATATAACTACCAGTATCAACGAAAGATTCAATGTCGCCAGCAGCAACCCCGTCACTAGCAAGAGCAGCGTAGTCATTCCCGATCTCTTTAATGATGTCAGTGTAAAAACTTGTCATAAACCTCCTATCTAAACATAAATTCTAGCGTGTTACGTTTCCTGGCAGTCCAACCAATCTGTTTGAGAATGGCACTAAGCGGATCTAGAAACGCTTTTTCAAACTGAGTGTCATAGTCAATGTATTCATCAACTCCAAACTCAGGTGGAAGACCTCTGAAGAATGAGATCACATTCTGGAAGTCTTCATGCTTCCCCGCACGACCTAGTTTATTAGGCGTCTTGAGAAAGATGTATTTAATCTTCTCGCCCTCTTGAATGAGAGGATACTTATTAGCGAGTTTCTTCTTCTTGATCTGATGATTGTAAAGAAGAGCACCCCTAACATGAATGGGACAGTGGTGTCCATAGAGAAGCACAGGGTCATGATACTGACCGATGTTGTTGCAACTACGAGGGAATGAGATCTCATCCAAAGGACGAGTCTTAAAGTCCTTCTCAAACTTAGAAACGAATGACTGTAAATCCTTCTGAGTGCCACTCATAATGATCTTGAGTGCCTCTCGAAGGGCAGTCCTACATGAGGAGGGCGTAGAAGACTTAATTGCTTCGATGCCCATGATCTTAAGTTTGGGCTCATGGTATTGGACACCCTCACTATTCCAAACGTTAAGGATGTAACGTTTCTTCCTTGTCCAGATGCCACGATTAGCGATGTTTTCTCGCTTCATAAACATCTTGTTTTCGTATGCATTCACATACGTTGCTAACTCTTGGTAGGATCGCTCGATGAATGGTTCGATTTGCTTCTGACAAGCAGCATCGAGGAATTTAACAATCCTCTCTGTAGAAACATCTTGTGCATCAAATACAGAGCGGACAAGTAGATCAAGACAGAGATAGATGCTGTCAGTATCACTGGCAATAACATAGTCTTTACCTTTAGTTTTGAGTAGTTTGTTTAAGTATCCGTTGATCTTGTTTTCAATCCAACGAATCGAGACTTGACCCGAGAGAGTAATCGCCTCAGCGTTTGCCAGGTTGTAATACCTGAAGTATTGGTTGCCAATGGCACCATAGGCAGAGTTGAGTTGGATCTTCCTTGCCATCTGGATGTTGTTGAATTTGCTAATGCTCTTTTGAAGTGCCAAGGTCTCTGCAGGTGTCTTGGCATTCTCAAGATCTTGCTTAGCGGCAAGCATTCGTTTCTTGTAAATGGTCCTTTCATCGTAAATCTTTTGCATCATTTCGGGGAGAAACCCTTGGATGTCTTTGCGATACTGAGCACCGTTTGCACAGACTGCGTAATCACTATCTGCTTTGAAGTTTCCACTAAGGATCTTATTAACAGAGACACCCTTGGTATATCTCTCTTCGACCAGAGTCTCTGGAGAGATGTTGTATTGCATGATGAGGTGAGGATACAGTGAGTTGAGGTCAAAAGACACAACCCAATCATATGATCCAGGAATAGGCTCCTTTACATATGCTCCAGCATACTTATCATCCTTCTTGGATGTCTGCTTGGGGGGCACAACAAGATCCCTCTGACTCAAGTAGTTGTAGATGAGAGTGTCCCACATCTTTACCTGCGAAAACACGTCATCAATATTCACCTTGGCATCGTATGCCATAGTGACTGCCAACTCAATGAGTTTCATCTTGTCTTCCAACTGGTCAACCAGATTCACGTCCTGAATGTTGTATTCAACAAACCTTTGCCAGTCAGAAGTATAGAAGTCTTTGAAGTTTTCATACTCCGAGTGGTCCAGTTTTGCATTACCCAACTCAACACTGGAGATGTGATCGAGACTGTATGACTCCTGGGCGCTGTAAGTAAACTTCTTGTAGAGATCTAGGTAGTCCAGGATGGTCACACCTAGAATTTCATACACAAGATTCTTACGACCCTGCACCTCAACCTCTCGATCTCGGACAACATTCCAGGGAGAGAGGGACTTCTTCCACTTCTCACCCAGGACCCTCTCGATGCGCCTGCAAATGTAGGGCATGTCATAGAAGTTGTTATTCCAACCAGTGATGATGTCAGGAGTATTTGTAGCCCACCAAGAGTGGAAGTCTGTGAGCATCTCATGCTCTGTCCAGAAGACACGATACTCAACGTCAGGGGGAGGGGTAAACTCCCTAGTGCCCCAAGTGATAATCTTTTTAGTATTCACATCCTTAATGGTGATGCAAAGCATCTCCTCCTGACATGAGGCAACGTCTGGGAATCCATTCTCACACGCAACCTCAATATCGATCGTGTAGATACGCATGACATTCATGTCGTAATCTACCTCATCAGGATATTTCTGTCCGATATGCTGAAAGACAAAGCGATCGTATCCATGCACCTCCATCCCATTCACGTCAGCATACTGCTGAATGAATTCACGGGCATCTTTAATGCCATCAAACTCTTTCAGGTGAGCATAACGACCGTCGAGAGTCCGATACTTAGATGGTTTTGACTGATTTGCTGGCACAAGAAACAGACAGGGAGACGCCTTCTCCCTATACTGAACGGGCGTCCCATTCTTGTAACCACGCACCAAGGCGTTGTCACCTAGAACATGGACGCTCGTATAGAATTCACTCATTAGGCACTGCTGACTTCTTCAAAGACTCTAACACAGTCAGATACTGTTTGGCAACCGCTGGTGACGGATCCAAAATAGTCATGACATCATCAGTGGACAAGAAGATATCTCTCTGATGGGTGTGCTTTGGATAGGGTTGGACACCACCATCATCATTGATGGTGCAACACTCTTGCAAGCAAAGTGCTGGCTCTTCATCAAGCTCCAAGAGATCAGCCAATAAATAGGTCTGAGGGTGGTGCTTCAGAATAATCAACTTGGGTAGCATCAGTTCTTGCCTCGGATGTAGTTTGATATCTTGCTTGGTTGTAACGCTTGAGCACTTCAAGATGAGGATCAGCAATACTTACAACTGCATTCAGTGTAATGAAATTAGATCCAACTGTCAGAGGAAAGTATGGAAAGAATCTCATCCTAATATTATTCAATTGTGGGGTTTCTGGTGGTAACTCCTCATCAAGAGACTCTACGAGAAAGTCTTGCTCATCTGTCTCCAGAGTAATTGAGTATGCTTCGACGAATTCATACGCAAGAATGCGAGCATCGTCACCTTCACCAGACCTGACTTCTTTAATGTCAGCGATTACGTCCTCGCCGTTTGCCATTCTTGCGATTTTTACGGTCATAATCTTTTTCCATAAGTTGATCAAAGGTGTACCTTACCATATCCGAGAAGGCACGTCTAGCACTGATGTTTTTTTCATCTGCTAAGACGTGGACATACTGCAGAAGAATGTCCATCTCATGAGGTGGGATATCCAGCGTCAGAGTTTCACTCTTCTCTGTGTATGGTGGGCACAGATTTACATACATGTTCATGTTTATCTCCAAACAAAAAGAGACCCCGCTGGGCGGTGGTCTCTTCAGTTGCATACTATATATCAATCAAAGTTAGAGATAATTCTCTCACACTTCTCAAGATTCTTTTTGCAGAAGCCACGAACGTAACTTTCAACATCAAGATCCATACTATAATGAGCGTGGAGGTGGAGTCCCTGAATTGCAATCAGAAACCCCACAACCAACAGGTTGAATTGAGTAACTGGATGAAGTAATACCTTCAGGTATTTCATCAGAAGCGATACTTAGTGCCGACTTCCACTTTCCAGTCAGTCTTGGCATCAAAACTGAGTGCCTCAAACTTTGCCTTGGCGGAGAGTTTGTCGGTCAGTTTGATACCAGCACCAACTTCAGCAGCAACGAAACCAGTGCTATCAGCACCATCAGGAGTCTTAGCACCACCACCCAATTCAACATAGGGAGCGACTTTACCAAGTTTCCAGTCATAACCAAGACGAGCCTGGTTGACTGCTTCCTTGTAATCTTGATCGGATCCCTTGAATTCAGATTTAGTCATAACATAGGGACCAGCAAGGGCAGGTGCTGCCATGAAAGGAAGGGCAGCAAGAGCGAATGCAATTTTCATGAGAATACTTTGTAAGTTTTACTTGTCTAAAAAGACCTCTACATTTTAGCAGAGGTCCGTGTATTTAGAATTAAGGTTTGGTTAATCCTGATTTCCTGACCCAATATCATAGATCTTTAGTTTCTGGTGGTCAGGAATAATCTTTCGTAATTCTACCACAAGCATTCCATTATTAAAAGTCACTGCTCCAACCTCAACATCATCACTCAAGTTGAATCCTCTGGCGAATGTCCGAGTTGCAACGCCACGATGCATATACTCTTCTTCTCCTTTAGACTTCGCCGCCTTAGACCTGACTAGGAGGACGTTAGATTCCGTAGAGACTTCAACCTCATCCTTCGACCAGCCAGCAAGTGCCATTTCGATCCTCCACTTAACCTCAGATTCTTTCACGAGGTTGTAAGGGGGATATGCTTCGTTAACTGACCCCACCCCATAGGAATGTAGTCTATAGAAAATATCATCTAGTCCGACGCTATATCTTTCTACAGCATCTACCACGGCATTAAGATCTTTTGCCGTGAACTTTCTAAGTCCAGTCATTTGTTATGCTCCTTTATAAGCGAGTTTGATTGTGTGGTCCCCGAAGGCAACCACTATTATTTAACAATAATGACTTAACTTTTAATAAGAGAAAACCGTATTAAAACTTAC